GATATGGTTTTGTTTGCCAACTACAAAACATTCAGTGTGGCAGTTGATGATAAAGGTAAAAAACATAAAGCTCAAGGTGGTCAACGTGTTATGTACACTACGCATCATCCGTGTTGGGATGCAAAAAATAGAGATGATCTACCTGAAGAATTGCCACTTGATTATTCAGCAATTGCTCATTTATTCAATAATCAAACAAACGTAACACCAGCTGTAACTGTTCCACCTGTTACAAATACAGTTCCTCAACAACAACCAGTAGTTGAAGAAATCAAAGTTGAAAAAGAATTGCAACAAGGTGGTATTCAAGAAACGGTACTAACTGAAAATGCAAATGTAGTACAACAAGCAGTTGAAAGTAAATTACCAAAAGCTTTGAAAGACTTAATGAATCAAGCTTTAGTAACTGAAAAAGAAATCAGAAAAGCAGTGAGCATGAAAGGCTATTATCCTGAAGATACACCTGTTGAAAATTATGATCCAAACTTTATCAATGGAGTATTGATAGGAGCATGGCCACAAATTTTAGAATTTATTAATACAAATGTAAGAGAATTTTAGGAGGAAATATAAATGGATAACAGAGGAATTGATAACGGACACGAATTAGATTGGGATGGAGTCATTGAAAGTGATGGTGAGTTTATCATCCTACCACCTAATGATTATGATTTTGTAGTCAAAGGAATGGAAAGAACAAGATTTAATGGTTCAGAAAAAATGCCTGCTTGTAATCAAGTAACTGTAGACATTGCTATTGACTACAATGGGCAAGAAGTAATTATTAAACATAAATTATTCCTTCATTCAAAAGTGGAAGGTTTATTGAGTGCTTTCTTTAGAGGAATCGGCCAAAAGAAAAAAGGTGAACCATTAAGAATGAACTGGCCATCAGTTCCTGGGTCAACTGGAAGATGTAAAATCGGTACAAGAACTTATAACGGAAATGATTATAATGACATCAAAAAATTCTATCCAAAAGATGAAGTACCTCAAAAACCAGCTTTTAGTGCAGGACAATTCTAATGCAGTTAAGACCTTATCAACAAGAGGCACATGATTCTATATTTGAAGAATGGAACAAGGGAGTTCAAAAGACTCTCCTTGTTTTGCCTACTGGTTGTGGAAAAACAATCGTCTTTGCTGAGGTTGCCAAAGACTGCGTAAAAATTGGGGATAGAGTTCTTATTATGGCACATAGAGGGGAACTGCTTGAACAGGCAAATGATAAGATTGCTAAATCTACAGGTCTTAAATGTGCTGTTGAAAAAGCAAGTGAGACTTGCATAGGAAGCTGGTTCAGGATTGTTGTCGGTTCCGTTCAAACGTTGCAAAGAGAAAAACGTTTAGAACAGTTTCCTAAAGATTATTTTGACACGATTATTATTGATGAAGCGCATCATTGCTTAAGTAGTGGATATCAAAAAGTTTTAGAATATTTTGATACAGCTAAAGTTTTAGGTGTAACTGCTACACCTGATAGAGGAGATATGAAAAATTTAGGAAGCTACTTTGAAAGTCTAGCTTATCAGTACACATTGCCAAAAGCTATTAAAGAGGGTTATCTAACACCTATAAAGGCACTTACGTTACCGCTAAAGATGGATTTGTCCGGGGTCGGAGTTCAGTCTGGTGACTTCAAGGTAAGTGATATAGGGACTGCGTTAGATCCATATCTTGAACAGATAGTTCAAGAAATGAAAAAGTACTGTAAAGATAGAGAGACAGTTGTTTTCTTACCTTTAGTAAAAACCTCTCAAAAGTTTAGAGATATTCTAAATAATAATGGATTTAAAGCTGCTGAAGTCAACGGAGACAGTAAAGATCGTGCAGAAGTATTAAAAGATTTTGAAAATGATAAATATAACGTTTTATGTAATTCGATGCTTCTAACTGAGGGATGGGATTGTCCATCAGTAGATTGCATTATCGTTTTGCGACCAACGAAGGTGAGAAGTCTTTATTCACAAATGGTCGGTCGTGGTACTCGTCTATGCAAAGGCAAGGACCACCTATTACTACTAGATTTCTTATGGCATACGGAACGTCATGAACTATGCCATCCAGCCAACTTGATTTGCGAAAACGAGGAAGTGGCCAAGAAAATGACACAAAATTTAGAAACAATGGCAAGTTCAGCACTTCCTGAAGATGTACTTGAAGCTATAGATATAGAAGAAGCTGAAGAACAAGCTGTAAGTGATGTCGTTGCTCAAAGAGAAGAATCACTTGCTAAACAGCTTGCTGAAATGCGTAAAAGAAAAAGAAAGCTTGTTGATCCATTGCAATTTGAAATGAGTATTATGGACCAAGACCTACAAAGTTACGTTCCTACATTTGGTTGGGAAATGGCACCAGCAAGTGAGAAACAAATTAAAGCATTAGAAAAATATGGAATCTATCCTGACAGTGTAGACAATGCAGGAAAAGCAACATTGCTACTTGATAGATTACATAAAAGACAAGAAGAAGGCTTAGCAACACCTAAACAAATAAGACTTCTTGAAAATAAAGGATTTAAACAAGTAGGCACATGGTCATTTGAATCAGCTAGAAAATTAATCAATAGAATAGCTGCTTCAGGGTGGAGAGTTCCTCATGGAATAGATCCAGCAACTTATAAAGAAGGAGATTAACAATGGAGTATACAACTGATTTATTAGAAATACTGAATAATATAGATCCTTCTTTGCTTGATTATCAGGAATGGTGCAATGTTGGAATGGCACTCAAATATGAAGGATATGTGGCTAGTGACTGGGATTACTGGAGTCAACGTGATTCTAAAAGATATCATAAAAATGAATGCTATAGAAAATGGGAGTCTTTTACTGGTTCAGGTGTAACAGGCGGAACTATTGTTCCGTATGCTAAAAATCAGGGGTGGATTCCACCAATTAAAGAAAGTGGCCATGAACTTGACTGGAATGATGTTATTGATAAAGATGAACAGGTCATAGTTGATAAGAATTGGATTGAAGGGAAAGAGGTCAAAGAGCCTCTTAACTGGAATCCAGTAGCTGAATTAATTACTTATCTGGAAACACTTTTTGATTCTACTGAAAATGTAGGCTATGTAACAAAAACATGGCTTAAAGATGAAAAACATCTGCCAACACAAGGGTGCTGGGATAGAACTGCAGGAAAGCTTATACAACAGTTGAATAATTGCAAAGGTGATATAGGTGCAGTTTTAGGCGACTACAACGAAGAAGCAGGTGCATGGATACGATTTAACCCGTTGGATGGAAAAGGCTGTAAGAACCAAAATGTGACTGATTTTAAATATGCTCTTGTAGAAAGCGATTCAATGGCAATCGAAGAACAAAATGCAGTATTGAGAGAATTAGAACTTCCAATAGCTTGTTTAGTTCATTCAGGTGGTAAAAGCCTACATGCGATTGTAAAAATCGAAGCTGCAGATATGAAAGAATATCGTAAGCGTGTTGATTATCTCTATAACATTTGTAAAAAGAATGGACTAGATGTTGATACTCAAAATAGAAATCCTTCGAGACTTTCAAGAATGCCAGGAATTACAAGAAAAGGAAGAAAACAATTTCTTGTTGATACCAACATTGGTAAAAGTTCCTGGGAAGAGTGGTATGAATGGATTGAAAGCATCAATGATGATTTACCTGATCCTGAATCATTGAGTGAATTTTGGGACGATATGCCTCAACTTGCACCACCATTAATAGAAGGAATTCTAAGACAAGGACACAAGATGCTTATTGCTGGACCTAGTAAAGCAGGTAAGTCATTTGCATTGATTGAGATGTGTATCGCGATTGCTGAAGGAACAAAATGGTTTGGATGGCAGTGTGCTCGAGGAAGAATATTGTATGTCAATTTGGAGTTGGATAGACCATCATGTTTGCATAGATTCAAGGATGTTTATAAAGCACTTGGCATTAAGCCTAATTCCTTGTCTAATATCGATATTTGGAATTTAAGGGGTAAATCTATTCCTATGGATAAACTTGCCCCTAAATTGATTAGAAGAGCTTCTAAAAAGGATTATATAGCAGTAGTCATAGATCCAATCTACAAAGTTATTACTGGAGATGAAAACAGTGCTGACCAAATGGCTAATTTCTGTAACCAGTTTGACAAGATTTGTAATGAGTTAGGCACATCAGTAATCTACTGCCATCACCATTCGAAAGGTTCTCAAGGTGGTAAAAGAAGTATGGACCGTGCTAGTGGTTCAGGTGTATTTGCACGTGATCCTGATGCATTGCTAGATTTAATTGAATTGGAACTAAATGAATCACATTACAAACAGTTAAGAAATATGAGTGCATGTAGAGTTTGTGTCGATTACTTAAAAGAACATAGAACTGAACTTTTAAATGAACTATCTCAAGATGATGTTTTATCACAAACTATCATGATTGATTTTTGTAAAAGTAAGCTTGGCCATGACTACTACAAAGAACTTGATAATCTTATCAATGAAGCACGTTCAAAAGCTACATCAATTACTGCATGGAGAATTGAAGGAACATTGAGAGAGTTCTCAAAGTTTCCGCCAGTTAACCTTTATTTTGAATATCCAGTACATGTATTGGATGAAGATGGAGCACTTCAAGATATTGATCCTGATGATGTCAAACCTCAATGGGAAAAGGCTAAAGAAAGAAGACAAGAACAAGCAGCTAAAGCTAAAAACAAGAAAGTAAATCAGT